GAAGTTGTAGCTGTAGAGATTGTTGTTCCAGTGTATCCATCTAATGAATCAGAACCACAATCAGCACAAGCAGGACAAGACAAATCAACTTCTAAGAAGATACATCCGTTAGCGTTACATGGACTTTGGAATGAACCACCGTTGTTTGTTGGCCAAGAAGTTTGAGTTCTAGTTCCTGAAGCACCATTTACGATACCTTGACCATATTGTTGAGTAACAACTCTATACAATAAAGCTCCTGTTGAAACTGTACATGGACTACCAGCGGCAACTGTTAAACCAGAACCAGTGTAGATAATTAAATCAGACAAGAAAGTTTCTGTGTCCATTTCATTTCCATCAGGTCCAATTAATTTACCAGCTCCAGTATCTTGGAAACCACAAAGTTTTACAATTACTTTTCTTGTATTACCTCCAGCAATAACACCAGCACTTGTTGAAGTACCAGAAATTACAGCGTCAACTAAATTACCATTAGACCATTGTTGAATAGCTACTGTAGAAGTAATAGCTGACCATCTACCTTTAGAGTAATCAAATAAACCACCTGGGTTCAATCCTGGTTCAGTACCTTCATAAAACAAATCATAAAGATTTTTAGCGTAAGCTCCAGCACCTGTATAACCTGAGTTTACATTTCCTGGATAGTTTCCTGGAGAACCTACTGGTGCGTAGTGGTCACCTGATTTTTGACCTTCAACACCATCGTTGTAACCTTGAATTTTAGGTACGAAGAAGAACAATTTACCAATTGGTAAGTTCATTGCTTGTACAGATACGATTTCATTCGCCAATAATTTTGAGAAAACTCTTCTTACGATAGGGAATACAACAGTTTCAAATGAACCTGATGAACCTTCTGAAGTAGCTTCGTTAATCAAGAAAGACGCTTGGTTCTCATATAATTGAGCTACGTTTTCTCTTAAGTGTCCTTTAAGACCTTCTAGGAATCCTAATTTATCCCATTTGTTAATAGTATCTTCTTTGATAACTTTAAGGTGTTTTAGTCCGATGTTACCAACAAGACCTGATTCTAATAATGCTCCCATTTTGTTTGTTTTTAATTTTAATTTTTATTTTTTATTTTAATTTACCCATTAAATCTTTCATTCTAAGGAATTGAGGATTTTCATAAGTTTTTGATTCAATTAAATTAACAGCTGAACCAGTAGAGTGAGTTTTATCTAATTTAGATTCTAAACTCTCGTTGATTGGTGTGTTAGTTTTAACTGACAATTCATTTTTAAGAGTTTGATATAAGTTTTTAGATTCTTTAATAGTTTCTACAGAATCAAATCTTTTTAAAATGTTTATTTTTTCTTGTTTTGAAGTAGTACATTCTGTAAATAAACGAGTAGCGTAAGCTAAGTTTGAATTAAAGGTTGCAACTTCATTTAATTTATTTCTAAAAATATTAAGTGCTTTTCTATACTCTTCGTTTTTTTCTCTAAGTATTTGTAACTCTTTAGCGTCAGTACTTTCTTTCATAGGGAATGTCCTGTTTCTATTAGGTGTAATACCTTTCCTAAGACCACGACTACCATCTTTAGAACCATTTCCATAAGTTTGAGCAGCTTCTTTAGTTTCTAATTTTTCAAAATCTTCATTTTCTTTAAACTCAAATTTTGCTTTTCCAGTTCCTACAGATTTAGGAGCTTCTTTCATTTTAGTATTGAAGCCTTTTCCTTGATTTGGTTTAGAATTGTAAGAGAATTTTGGTTTACCCATACCAACACCTTTAGGTTTAATTGTTGATTTAGATTCCTCAAGATATTCATCTTCGTCATCCATTTCAATTTCATAAACAACGTCTTCGTCTTCTTCTTCAAGACCATAATTTTCACCAAATACATCACCAATGATGTCTTCAATAGGTCTTTCATCTTCTTCTTTTTCTTCGTCGTCTTTTTCCCAGAAAAATTCGTTAATATCATCTTCTTCTTCCAAAGCTTCAATATCACCCAATTCTCCGAATCCATCAAACATGTCCATGTCTTCGTATTGTTCACTTTCACCAACAATCATATATTCTTTATCACCATCTTTTAAATTAATGTTTCCTGATTCGTCTTTTTTAACGATAACATTATCTTCAGGTCCTAATAAACTGAATACTCTCAAGATTTCTGAATCATCTTCAATATCAGTAAGGTCAATAACGTCTTCGTCTTCAAATTCGTCATCACCAAACTCATCAGATTCTTCTTCATCCTCTAAATCATCAATATTATCTGTATCCATTTCATCACCCATAGGTAAATCCATTTCAACATCTGTGTCAATCTCGTCTTCCTCTTGTTCGGTTAGAGATTCTTTTACAAGTTCTTTGATTTCTTCCTTCATAGTAGAAGCAAGTATTCCTTTTGCATTTTCCGCAACCGCCTCTTCCAAATTTCTCATTTGGATGATTGCGTCCTCAACTAAAGATTTTTCTTTTGCCATTGTTGTTTTATTATTTTATTAGATAAATATCATCTTTTTAGAAAAAGTCTTTAATAAGACTATTATGATAAAAGATTTTATTAATTATAAATATCATTAAAAAATGAAAAGATTAAAAAATCTTGATTTTTTCCTATAAAAACTAAATATTTTTTATTTTAAACAAAAAAAAAGAGGACGATTATGTCCTCTTTTTAATTAATTATTTTTTTGTTATTCTATAACCTCATCAATTTTACTTTCAACAATCCCTGTAATTCTCCAAGCAAGGTTATAGTTTTCATAGATTTTAGTTACTTTAGATTCAACATCAGTTGGATTATAACCTCTAACTAATTTTTCTTCTCTAAGTTTTTTTAATTTACCTGATTCGTTATCAATAGAATCAATTGCGATTTTTGCAACAAAGTACTTTTCGTCCATATTTTATATTATTTATTTGTTTCCTAAATAATCGTTTAATTTTTGCATTAAGTAAAGTGATTTATTTCCATTTGAACCAATTTGTCTGTCAACATTAATTTTTCTATCTTCTTCAAGATTTTCATCATACATATGTCTATCACCTTCGTTTTGATAAAGATAAGCCCCCGGTGTTGATGGTGATGATACTAAGTCAAAACAAATTAATTCAAAGTCATCTTGAACTTCATTTTGTTCACCTACTTTTTTAAGTGAACCTACACCTCTTGATGAGATACCTAGAGTGACACCTTGTCTAAGGTAATTAGCCGCTAAGTCACCCTTAGATGATACAATACCTCTTTCGTGGTAACCAGGTGTTGTTAATAGTTTAATTTTACCTATTAACGCAGGCCCTTCCCACCATATTTCAGTTATTGCGTGAGATACTCTATCTAAGTCAATTAATGATGATTCAGGGTGATTTAGTTCTGACAAGGCAGTTCCTTTCTCAATCATTTTTTTATAGTTTTGAGCTTCTCTTTCTAATAGTCTTTTAGGGTATACTCTACCGTTTCTATTAGGTGTGTCATATTTCTGTAATACAGCATAAAACTCAAAAGGTTTTGAGTAATCTGACATATCTTTAGACTCTCTTAAAATTTTAGAGTTGTGTTCATCGTTTGGTGAGATATAACCCGCATCGTATTCAATAAGGATTAATTTTTTATTTAGGACATTAGTTTTATTAACTTCTATATTGCTCATAAGGAATGTTTTCTTAATAAATATTAAGAATTTTGTAATTCTACTTCTTCGTTATGTATTTTAGTTGTTTTAGTTAAATAAAATTTGAAATATTTATTTTTATTAAAATTTCTATTAAAGATTTCTGATGTTATTTTTTGTAATGAATTTTTAATTTTATCATCCTTAAATTCTAAATTTTCTTGGTTTAAATAAAAATTAATTTCTAAATTCATAAATGATTTTTTTGATTGAGATAATCCACTTGACCTCAAATCTAAATCAACTATAAATGTGTCATCAAATAAATCATTGTTCATTGTTTCATAAATAGAATGTTTCACATCTCTACTTAGGTTTAATACAACTCTATTCCAATCTTCTAATTCTAATATAGGTTCTACCCAGGTCTGAATGTTTAAATAAATTGATTTTAAATTAACGGAATCCACCGTCCCATAGATTATCTTTGCATTATCAAATCCATCAATCTGTGATGTTTTTCCTTTTTTCATTAATGTGTATATTTTTAGTTTATTTTATAAAAAAGTAATCAAAAAATGTTCATTTGTCAAAAAAATAATATTAAACAAAAACCCCCTCTGTAATAGAAGGGGTTTGATTATCAACTTATAGGTTGATTTATAAATTTTCGTTTAAACTTTTAAGTTTAAAATAAGTTAATTTGTCGTATTTTTCTGAACTTACTTTAGAGATAGTTTCGTTAATAGTCTCTTTAGTTGTTGAATCAGATTCATTAAGTTTCATTTGTGTTAATTTACTAATAACATTTTCTTTAATTGTTTCGTAAGAAGTTTTTAATTCTTCATCATTAGTTGTTAATAAATCGGTTAATTCTTTTCTATCACTTTCTTCTAAATTTTGAATATAGGTAGAGATAGTTTTATTTGCTATATTAACCATAGAGGTTAATGGAACATTAACGGTTTCTTGAACTTTCTTAGGTTGTTTCTTTAATGATTCAGAAATAAGTTTTTTAGAATTAATTCTTGACTCAATAGTTAAAATATCTGTTGAGAATAAGTTATCAATACTTTCGTAAATATTTTCAGTTTTAGTATTACCCACCCATTTTTTCAAGTTATCAATATCAGATTGTTTGATTTTATTGATAGTGTTTTCATAAATTGTAATACACTCATTAATATAATCATTAATCACAGATTCATTTAAACCTTTATCAGATGATAAATCATCATAAAGAAAAAAGATTTTATTAATGTTTTTATTTTCTAATACTAATTTCTTAAAATTTTGTATTTCTGTCTTGAATGTATCATTTTTATATGATTCTAATAATACATTTTCTACCTTTGATTTTAATATACCGAACTTTATCATTTTACTTTTTTATATATAAATATCTAATCATTTAGAAGTTTACTCAATTCGTTCTCCATTTCACCTAAATAATTTTTACCCTTGGATAAATCTATATAAGTATCATCATTAAAAAGACCTTCATTTTCTAATAATATGTTATAGTCATTTCGTCTAAAAGTTTCAGGGGTTACTCCAGCTTCACCACCTACTTCTGGTCCTGGGGGAGTTGGTGCACCTAATTCTTCTCCACCCATTTCAGGTGCGTCACCTATTGCACCGAAGTCACCACCACCACCTGATTCAACACCAGGTTCTGCTGGAGGTGTAGCACCGGCAGCTTGTGGAGCTCCAGGTTTATTACCATATAACTTATCAATATTATCAAATATTCCAGTATGAGTAATGATAGTTGCTGTGTTAGCTAATTCAGCACCAGCGGCTTTCTCAATACGTTGTTGTTGTAAATCAAGTTTAATTTCTTCATCGGAAAACCCTAAAATATGTTTTTTAGCCCAAGATACAGATACCGGAGCAATACCTTCAACAGCGGTTACAGCATCTTTATAAGCTAATAATTTGTCCTTGAATATATCCATCTTCAATAAATCAGCTTGACTTGAAGGGTTAGTTAATCCTAATGTAAAATTTGATAATTCATCCTCAAAACCTAATAAGAATAAATGGATAATTGCAATTTTGTTTAATTCAGCAATCATACATTTTTGTATTCTATTGATTGTTCTTGCGAAACGAATATCCATTAAAGATAAATCTTTACCACCACCAACAGTTTCTTCAAATCCTAAAAATGCTTTAGGTACTCTAAGAGCTGTTAATAATTTCTTTTGGATATACTCAATATCCGCAATTTCTGATAAGTTTTGAGCACCGGCTAAAGTCTCAATAGGTGAAGCCGCAGCTTGGTCACGAACAGGGATGAAATAATCTTGGTCAACAGCCATTTGATTAAATCTCATATCAACATTTCCTGAACTTGAATCAACAACTTGACTTCTTTTGAATTTATTTGCAACACGTTGTACATATGGTTCAACATCTTTATCATCCATATTACCAACGAAAACTTTAAACACCCTTCTTTCAGGTGCTCTTGATGTTCTATAAATTAACATCGCGTCTTCAGATAGTAATAATTGTTTCCAAATTCTTCTTGCTTTCTCTAACATAGAAGTACCATAGGGTAATTTTCTGTCATCACCTAATAATCTAAAGTGTGCGATTTCCCAAGTATTAAATTCCATATCTTTGGCTTTCCACTTGAATCGTAAACCTCTATTTTCAGGTAATTCTTCAACATTAGCGGATTTGGCTGCCATACCTCTTTCTAATCGTTCTATTTCAATGTTAGGTAACTGCATAGCACCAACAATACCTTTTTCAGCGTCTAACTTAAGATAAACGAAGTTATCCCCATATTTACAAGTATTTCTTGTCCACATAGGTAAGTTTGTATTGATGTCTAAAGCGTTGTTGAATAAATCTGTTAGAATTGATTTGATACGTTTTGATTCGGAATAAACTTGTAACATATGACCATCTTGGTCAGAAGTTGTTGATTCTTCACCATAGATATCTAACGCAGCGGAGATTTCAGGAGTATACTCCATACTTTCGTAATCGTAAAAAGACGCTAATCTAGTTGGTTCGTAATATACCGCTTGTGTATATAAGTTACTTTCTATTTTCGTCCATTGATTACCTAAGTAATAAGTTTGTTGAGCTTGTAATTTTTCCTTTTCAAATTCAGCTTTAGAAGTTGTTTTTAATAACTCCTTTTTATCCAACTTGTAGGTAGGATAATCCTGATTCAAT